TGATTTTGTAAATATAAGGTTCTAGGATGGCGCGTGTTTCAACTATTGTCACAAACTTTCAAGCCGGTGAGTTTTCACCACGTTTGGAAGGGCGCATAGATTTACAGAAATACAACTCTGGCGCACAAAAGCTAGAGAACATGCTTATCTTTCCGCAGGGTGGCATTACCCGTCGTCCTGGCACTAAGTACGCTGGCACATCGAAAGACGGCGGCAAGGTGCGTCTAATCAACTTTGAGTTCAGTGATGAGCAAGCGTATGTGCTGGAGTTTGGCGCAAACTACATACGTTTTTTCAAAGATGGCGGCATCCTTACTGAAGCAACAAAGACCATCACAGGTGCGACAGCAGCCAATCCTGTCGTCATAACATCAAGCTCTCATGGCTTCAGCAACGGTGACAGAGTGTTTATCTCTGGCGTTGCTGGCATGGTTGAACTAAATAACCGTGAGTTTACGGTAGCCAACCAAACTACAAACACTTTTGAACTGTCAGGCATCAACGGTAGCGCGTTCACGGCATACAGCAGTGGCGGCACTGCTGGTAAGATTGTTGAGGTCACGACCACATATAGTGTTACAGAAATCTTTGAGCTAAATCATGTGCAGTCAGCAGATGTTTTGTTCTTGGCTCACAAAGACCATGAGCCTGCAAAGCTGACGAGGCTGACAACTACCAGTTTTAGCTTGGCCGATATAGATTTTATTGATGGGCCGTATGAGGACGAAAACTCAACAACGACGACGATAACTGCAAGTGCAAACACTGGCACAGTGACTTTGACCGCATCTGCTGATTTGTTTGATGCGTCTAAAGATGTTGGATCGCTTTTTAGATTTAGAGATGTGATTGAGGTGTCACATGCAGAGTGGTCCACAAGTGATAACTACTCTCAGAACGACATCATTCATTTTAATGGCAACGTCTATAAAAAGACTGATGCAGGCAGCAATGAGTCAACTGGAACACAAGCTCCAGTGCATCTCTCTGGCTCAGAGGTTTACGGTAATCACACCTGGCAGTATCAGCATAGCGGCACAGGTTTTGTAAAAATCACTGCTGTTACAAACGCAACTACGGCTACCGCGGTGGTGCAAAACAGCGGAACTAATAGTCTTATCAATGACTTAGTGCTACCTGCAAACGCAACGGCAGGCACAACTCGTTGGTCGCGTGGTGCCTTCAGCGTGCGCAATGGCTTCCCAAGAGCAATCGCCTTCTTTGAGGAGCGTTTGTTTTTTGCTGGCACAACCGCACAGCCGCAAACAATCTTTGGTTCTGTCACGGCCGACTTTGAGAATCATACCCCTGGCACTGTCGATGACAACGCAATCAATGTGACGATTGCTTCAGATCAGGTGAACGTCATCAAGCACATGATACAGGGACGTTTCTTGCAAATCCTGACATCAAGCGCAGAGTTCACGATGTCTGGCGGCACAGGCACGCAGCCAATAACACCAACAAACGTAAATGTTCTGCGAGAGACTACTTTCGGATCATCAAGTGTTCGCCCGATACGCGCTGGTTCTAGCACCATCTTAATCCAGAAAGGGCAGGAGAAGGTCAAAGAGGTTACGTTTGATTTGGATACTGACGGTCTAGTTGGACGCGATCTCACCATCTTGGCAGAGCATTTAGCGCGTGGTGGTCTTACCGACATGATTTGGCAGCAAGAGCCAGAGCTAATTCTTTGGTTTGTTCGTGCTGACGGCGTTTTGATTGGGCTGTCGTATGACCCACAGAACCAAACAATAGGATGGCACACCCACCCAATCGGTAATAGTGGCGTGGTCGAAAGCATCACTGCTATCCCATCCGGTGAAGAAGACCAGGTTTATCTGTCAGTAAAGCGCACCATCAACAGTGCAACCGTGCGCCATATCGTGTTTATGGAAAAGATTGAGTTTGGCAGCGATGTGTCAGATGCGTTCTTTGTTGACTCTGGCCTGACATACGATAGCAGCGCAACAACAACGATCACTGGGCTGAACCATCTTGAGGGGGAGACAGTGCAAATTCTTGCGGATGGTTCTGCGCACGCAAACAAAACTGTCTCAGGTGGTGCTATAACACTTGATCGCAGCGCCTCTACGGTGCATGTGGGCTACTCTTTCGACTCTAAGGTACAAACCCTGCGGATGGAGGGTGGAGCCGATGATGGCGTCTCTCAGGGCAAAATAAAGCGTATTCACGGTGTGACAGTGCGGTTCTTGGATACAGTTGGTGCAGAGCTTGGCCCAGATGAAAACAATCTTGATCGTTTGCCATTTCGTGATAGTTCGATGGCGATGGATGCAGCTATACCAATGTTTGATGGCGACAAAGAGATATCTTTCCCATCTGGCTACGATAATGATGCAAGAGTGTTTATCCAGCAATCTCAACCGCTGCCGATGACAGTTTTGGCAGTCATGCGGAGGTCAAATACCTTCGATGCTTGAACTTAGACCGTTTGAAAGACAAGATGTTTTTGATGTTGAGTTGGATTATGAACTTACAAAAGAGGCACGATTCGGCCTGTCGAACTACGAAAACATTGCTGGATACACAATAGTTGAAGGAGATCAATTGATTGCTGTTGGTGGAGCGCACATCATGTGGTTCGGAGTAGGAGAGCTTTGGTTGCTGCTGTCACCAGAAGGTAAACGCAGAGGTGGTTCATTTGCGCGTCTTACCAAGAAAATAGTTGACGGAATTTTTGAAGATTACAATTTGCGTAGGATGCAGGCCAGCATTCATGCGGACGATCAGAATGCGATTAGATTTGCTGAATGGCTTGGTTTGGAGCATGAGGGCTTGATGCGTTCTTACGGTGTGCGCGGCGAGGATTATTTAAGAATGGCGAGGATCGCGTAATGGACCCAGGAACTATTGCAGCAGCGGCAAGTGTTGCCCAAGGAGTTCTGGGTTTCAAAGGCAATCGTGCTTTAGCGAAGCAGGCAAAACAGCTTGGCGAGTTTCAAGCGCAGGTTGAAGAAAATAACCTGGTTTTGACGCAACGCGCTAGGGCGCAGCAAGAGGCATCTATTCGTGCAGGCGCAGAGAGGTTGCGTGGATTGCAAAGAACTGCCACCGCAAAGTCTGGTGTGCAGATGTCGGGTAGTCCCTTACAGGCAATGGCTGACACTTATTTCGGTGAGGAAAGAGATGCACAGCGAGTGCAATATGCGGCATCAGTAGAGGCTGCACGCGCAGAGGGTGCAGCAGCAATGCGTCGACTTGAAGGTGAGTCACGCGCAGCAGGCGCAAAACTCGCGGCGTTGCAAAGTTTGCTCGGCGCTGCCTCTGGGTATACGTCTGCGCAGCAAGCTCAACAATCATATGATCTACAGGTCAGTGCTTATGAAAGGGATTTGAAGTAGTGCCAAAGATACCCCTTTATAACAAAGGTCTTGGACCAACTGTCGATCTTGCTACAGGCCAACTTGGCACCAGTGTTGATGCACAGGCTCTGTCTTCTCCTGCAAGACAGTTAGCTGCGCTTGGCGAAACCATAGGTAGGGCTGGTCAAACCTTTGCGCAAAACCAAATTAACTATAATTCTCGCAAGGCAAGAATAGATTTTGAGTTTGAGAAAGCTGAACAGAACAGAGAGGCAACTAAAACTGCGGACGAGTTGAGTCTTGAGTTTGAGGGTCTTGCTGATGATTACATTCTAAATTCATCAACCAGTTTCACCACAACGGCAGCGGCTGCCAGCGCGTTTAACGAAAGCATTACGTCAAAAGCCAAAGCCAAAATTGCTGGCTTGAGTTTGACTGACAGGCAGAAATCTTTGATTGAGGCGAAAGTTTTAAATGGACTCGCGCCCAAACTCAGCAATGCAAAAAGAAACGCCTATAATCATGGCACCAACGAAAGCACAAGAGCGCATGATGCTAGAGTTGATAACCGCTTAACGCAAATCACTGGCAGCGAAACAGTTGAAGACCTTGCGGCTATTACTCTTGACTTACAGCAATCTGCAAACACTTTGGTTGCCAACGGCGGCAGTCCTAAGATTGCACCTCATCAAATAGGTCAAGCAGTTTTAATAAGCGCTAGTAGTGGGGCTATAGCATCAGCCACCGACTTTGATAGATTGAATGAGATAGAAGAAGGCATCCCAAACCTTTCTATTTCAAGCACGGCAAAAACCACCTTGCTAACTGCCGTGAACACAAAAAGGACTGCGCTTGCAAAAGAAATCAATGATGGCGTTGTAGGAGATATCAACAGCTTGCCGTTAGAAGATATCGCATCGTCAGAGTTTGATTCTGCGATTGCTTCAGTCAGAGAGGGCAATGATGTAATCACGTTGATGCTTGAAGTACCGGCAGAAGATGGCAGCAGGTTCGAGGCGCAGCGCATTGATTTGACTGATGCGGATGAAAGTATGCGCGGCAGAGTTCTCTCTGCGCTAATCTCAGCCAGAGACAAAAAGCAATCAGATGAAGAGGTGGCAAGAACTGACAGCGTTCAAAACTCTGTAGCGGACATGAGCATAGAGGACTTAAATAAAAATTTAGATAACGCACGGCGAGGCACAGGCATAGCCGCAGGTGCAGAGGGCGCTGTATTAGACAATATAATTTCTTCTCTTGAGGGTGAGCTAAACAGACGCAAGCCGGACATTCTGCTCCAGGTCGAACAGAACACAAAAAACATCAGAGCATCAATCAATGCAAACTTTGGTGAGATTGATGAAGAAACATCATCTCTGATATCCAGAACCGCAGATTTGCTTTCATCCGTGAATGAAACGGAAAAAGCCGAGATACTGGTAGAATCTCTTGGTTCCTTTAGAAAGGCAAAAACCATTTTCTCTGGTATTGAGTTTGCCTCTGAGACAGAGATCACAGCGGCTGTTGTTGCGCAAACAAAGGCTGTAAGAGACGCAGAGGTTGGAGATGCTGCAAAAGAGCAAGCGGTGCTTGATGCTCTCACCGGATTTATTACTCAGCGTGGGACAGAGATGGCAGCCGATCCAGTTGGCTACTTGGAAAGACGCAAGGGTCCGCTCAGTGTTAGCGAAAGGATACGCCTTCAACAAAGCATGGGTAAGGCTGACATTGACATTAGGATTGCATCTGCTGCGGAGATTGATCGGTTTCGTTCTGACTTTGCAAGCGCCGAAAACTACACAGAAAAAGCACAGATTGGTCAGGAGTTTATAGCCAGATATGGCGCAGCAAACGAAACCTTTGTTCTGCGAAACTTGATAAATCAAGGCGTTTTAACTGTCGTTGACAATCTGATAATCGCAAACCCTGAAAACTCTTTCATGTTTGATGTCGATGCAGCAAACGATCCTGGAGTTGTTTCGGAGCTAAAAACAAGAGTTGGCAAAGCAGGGTATGACCAAACTATCGTTGCAGTAAAACAGCAACTAAACGAATACTCCGGTAGCATTTTGGGCGGCGGTTTTAATGATGTTTTGTCACGTTCAGCAACTGATGTAAGGGCAAGGCATGTTTTTGCCATGTCAGACATCGTTGCAAACACAGCGCTGTATTATCAGTCGGTCAGCAATTTGTCACCTGAAGACGCGGCAGAGAAAGCTGCCAATGCTGTCATCAATAGTCAGTTTTCCTTCACAACCGCAAAAGGATTCCAAGTGCGCATGCCTAAAGGCATGGACGGGATTAAAAGTGAGGTTGGGGAAATACTTGAAGGAAGTTTGAATGAAACGCATCGTGAGTATTTCAAGTCCATTATCGACATTCCATCAAAGGTGGGGATTGAGGCAGCGGTGACTGACGATCAATATGTTGATGATTTGATATCGCGCGGGAGGTGGGTCACAACCACAGATAACACAGGCGTTTATCTTGTTGACCAGACCGGCAACATGGTTGTGCGCAAGCGTGATCCACAAATGCCAGCAGAAGCACAAGAAACATTCATTGTCGTTCCTTTTTCTCAGTTGATGGGGCAGGTGCGTGAGCTTCAAGAAGGAGCCAATCCTCTCGGTGGGTTCCAGGGTGGATTGGCTGCTAGAAGAGAAATCACATCAAGGAGACTTTTCTAGTGGTCCAGTTGTACGTTCCAGAGCAACAACACGACCAGAATCTGGCGCGAAACTATTTCGATGTCACTAAGGTTGGCACGCTTGATGTTTTGGGAGCAACGCTAGATCAGACGTTTTACTACAATCCGACAAATGCTGTTGATCGTTTCTTTGAGCAACGAATGGCGGCAAAGCAGCCTGGGCGAATCTTGACTCAAGAAGAATACTCCGAAAGTGAGTTTTTTAGAGAGGGCATTGAGGTCGGCCCCGAAGGCATCAAAGAGGGCGTGGCAAAGTTGCTTGCGGAGCGTCAGGACAGGCGAGACGCGATTAACCTTACTTTGAGCCGCACAAAAGGCGGCATTGCTTTGGGTGCAGCACAATTTGGTGTGGGCCTTGCTGGCAGTTTGCTTGACCCAATAAATATTGCTTCAGCTTTCGTGCCAGGTGCAGTGGCTGCAAAGCTCGTGCCAACGCTGACGACAGCGCGTCGTGCCACCTTCTCGGCCAGGTTTGGTAAGAATGGGGGACGTTTTGTTGCAGGTGCGACGGATGGTGTGGCTGGTGCTGCCCTAGTTGAGCCTTTGATAATCGGTCAGGCTTTTTACGAGCAAGACCGTGACTATGGCCTGATGGATAGTTTTCTGAATGTTACCTTTGGTGGCGTTCTTGGCGGTGGCTTGCAT